CTGCCCGGTCACAGCAATCAACGCCTCGTTAGAGCCAGGGTAGGCTCCGAAGTCGATGGTTGCTGTGCCCTGACCAGTTGCCATGGCTTAAGTCGCCGTACCTTGGAACACGGGCTGCGTGCCGGAACTGACCCCGTTAACGTTGATCTGAAGTCCAGGGACCAACGAAATTGGGCCGCCCAAGTCAATGTAGCCGAACACATGCTTGCCCGCGTCAGTGCTATCGTAGAACGCTCCCCAGTATGCGCCTGTGGGGTTGGCGGCATTCGCGGCCAGCGTGATGGGGCTGGTGCAGTTGAGACTAGTCACCGCACCTGCGAGGGTAGAGGTGCAGCCCGCAACGGTGATGCCACCAGTGGTGTAGCTGCCCGCAGCAGCAACCTCGTTGGTCGCATAATTCTGCGCGCCACCCGCACCATAACGAGGGTCGCTGTCCGTCACCGTGGGCGGCGCGACATTCGTCATGATGATCATCTTGATCGTGTTGGTGGCCCAGAGGGATGCCAGACCGGTGAGCGACATGTTGCTCACAAATTTTGCACTAACGTGCGTTGCTCCTGCTGCCATTACTGATACTCCTGGATAGCCAGCGTTGAAGCGCTGGCACAGATTGCATGAATTGCACCGGTCGTGAACGTGTATCTATCCATGACCCACGTACCGTTCGGCGTCAACACTATCCCGCTATTCATGGCAGCGGCAAACCCATCCCCAAAATACACATTCACGGTGCCGAGGTTGAACACCACCAATTTCTTCCGGGCCGCATTGGCAGCGATCACCACGGAGTCCGAGCTTGTGACGCTGGCTGTGGCAGGCGCAAGCGCAGTGCCCAACCCCCGCATCATCGCACTCATTCCACGCAGCTTGGCGGCCTCGGTACCGGCAACATCACCATAGACAGCCGCATCGGTAGTCGATCCCTCTGCTACATCCGCCCCATCTGCTAGAGTGACCGCTCCACCGCCTCCACCGCCACTGCCCGGCGTGGCCTTGACCCATGCAAGACCAACCGTGTCCCACACATACGTCGCAACCTTATTGACGTTCTCGGATTGGATGCCCGAGACTGCGTCGACAAGGATGTTTCGGTGTAGGTAGGCGCTTTGCGGATCCGCCACGGATTACATCCGGTCGAGGTAATTGTTCCGCTCGACAAAGCCCACATTGCCCAACTCGTCCTTGGCCTCACCATAGAACAGGTCGATGTGCTCTCCGCCATACTGATCATCGGTAGCGTTCATCTCGCGGCGAATGAACCCCTTGGCGGGACTGTAGACGCTGGGGTCTTTGATACCGGAGACGTCAAACTCGCCGCCCGTGGCTTGCACAAATTCATGCACTCCGTGTAGCTGCGTCTTCGGCATACGGTTGAACTTGGCGCTGGCCTCGGGGGTCATGCAGCAAGAGGTATTGCGCGCACTCGCGAACGTTGTCCACGACTCGTCAGGCTCAGACGCCTTTGCGGGTGGGGCGGTGATCTGAAACTTTTCTGCAAGGCTCATGATTGCTCCTTAAAGAGACGGGGCCGCATGGCCCCGGACTCTTAGTTTGCCGAACCCTTGGGGGCGTAGCCTTCTTTCAGGTCACGCACACCCTGCCATCCATCATCCGGGAAGCTCATGCCGCCCGTGTAGTGGCGCAAAGGCATATCGCGGATGTCGCGATGGGGCTGGTCGCTGATGTCCATGCCGGGGGGCAGGATGTTGAACTTCGCGGCCTCACCGTAGGCGGTGCCCTTCTTGACGATGTAGTCGTCAGTGCTGGCACAGAAGCCCGACTTCTCGCCGATGTCGTTCTTCTCGCTCTGCATGTTCATGACACCCGAGTCCACTTCTTCAAACGGCTTGCCGAACTTGGTGTCGTTGCCGATCTGGCCAGTGTACTTGGCGCCCTTGCCCGAAGGCAGGTTGGGTTTTGTTGACATGTCGAATGCTCCTTATGCGGTGACGTTGGCGAGTGGCAACACGTTGTATTCCAACGCAATCGCCAAGACGCTGGATGCGTCCGTGCCGCGCTGGACGAACAGTTGGTCGCCCTGGTTGACGGTGAATCCACCCATATACGGGTAGACGCCTGCGCCGAGTTGCGCTTGGCCGGTGGTGGCGGTGCCATTAAGCGCCACAGAGTTGGTGAACCCCGCAACGTTGGTCTGGGTGCCGGTGGCAGTGCCGTTGTACAACGACGCGACAAACGGGCCGTAGGTACTGGTCGTCAACGACGGTGTGGCGCCCACAGCCGCGTTGTTCATCACACGGATCACCGAATAGGTGTCCGCATTGATCGCGGTGACAGTGGATGTACCGTTGTACAGCGTGGCAGTGGATGTGCCCGCAGCAGCAGTGACTTGCGACACTGTGATAGCGAACACCTGCAACGCGGTAAACGCCACAAACTTGCTGGTCGCGCCCGAGGCACCGGCGGCAAGGGCCGGGAACACGTGGGCCACGCGGGCCAGATAGGAGGGGTGGTCATACCCCATGCTTTTTACTGACATCTGAATTACTCCTTATTGCGTGGACCTCGCCCACATTGTTTACAGTTTGAGAGTGGCCAGCGGGCGGAGGTCCGCTGGCCCTGCGCTTGGAAAATCAGCTTACGCTTGCGAGTCCCACTTCACAATGCGCGCGTTCGCGGCCAGCGAGTGGACGATGCCGAACCCGCCCAGATAGTACCAGGCCACACCCTTGCTGCGACCGTAGTCAGTCGGGATCTTGCCACGCATTTCCTCGGGCACCGCGATGGCTTCCGCGACGGTGTCATTACCGAAGAAGAAAATCCAGTCGGACAGGCCGTTCACAAACGGCGTCATGTCGCCACCCGCCGCAGTGGCGATACCGGTGGAACCAACACCCTTGGCAATATTGGTCTGCTCGACGTAGCGGCAGTTTTCGTAGCGACCAATTTCACCGTTCATGATGAGCTTGAAGCCGGTATCCGAATACTGGTGAATCGTTTCAAGATTGTTCTTGAACGAGCGCAGGGTCGTGGGCCATGCCAAGGCATAGTAATCGTCGCCCAAGTACGCGGGAATGTTGCGTTCCTTCATCAGGTCAACGATTGATTTGGCGTGGGCATTGCCGTAAGCGACGCTGTTGGTGCCGGTGACGGTACCATTGGTGGTCAGCGTGATTGCCGAACCATTGTTGCCGCTGACTGGAATGGCGCGCAGTGGGGTGGCATTGAACTGTGCCCAACCCAGACGATCAAATGTCTTGACTGCGTCATTCTTCAGGACCTTCTGCACCAATTCCATCACCGGGAATTTGGACAGGTTGTCCAGTTTGCCCGAATACGGCACCGAGTTGCCTGCTTCCGTGATCGTCAGTGTGCCCTGAACAATTGTGAAGTTGGATTCCGGCATCGTGTTCGTTTCCGTCAGCACACCACCAGCGGTTGCAACGTCAGAGAACACATCCCAGGTGAAAATATCACCCTTCTTTTTGCCTTGTTGCGACGCATCACGAACGTCACAGAACTGGCGAAACTTCACCAGTGGCTGCACCGACATACGCAACACATTCGAGAGTTGGCGCGAGTACATAAACCCGCCCAGTGAATTGACTGCCCAAACTTGTCCTGCCATGATTGGCTCTCCTTGAAAGATTGATTAATGTTGAGTCGGTGACCCCGCCATCCACTGCGGCCCACCGCGAGATTTCGCGATGTTGGCAATAATGTCAGAGGTTGACTCGTCGACTTCTTGTTCAACCGAAGACACCGTCTTTTGGGACGCTGGTTTCGGCGCGGGCGTCACCGCCTGCTTGCGAGTCAGTTTTTCCGCACCTTGGACAGGGGCTGGAGCGGCGGCAGCGGTCTTTTTATTGACCCATGCACGCAGCGTATCGCCGATGTCCTTATACCGAACGTCGTAAGGGCGCGTGTCTCCAGACGCAAGCAACTTGCGATCAGTTTCCTGAGCAAGGTTGTTGAGAATTGGGTCGCCCACGATGTCAGCATAGTCCTTGCGGTATTGCTGGATCGCCTGGTTGAACGTCAGCCGGTCATCAATCGTCTTGGAGATGTCGGCAGTCGAAACTGATGGACGTCCTTGACGCAATGCGCGTACCGCTGCTGCCGCCTCTTCTTCACTGCCCATTTGTAAGGCCCGGGCAAAGGCCAGGTCGTCATCGACCGTATCCGGCGCAGGGTCCGCCTTGGCGGGTGCTTGCACCTTTTGGATTTGTTCCTGCCGCAGGCGCGACGCCTCCGCAAGATATTGATCAGCGGCGTCAACTTTGCTGGCCACCGTGAGCCATTCGTCCATAGTGCGCGTGACATCGCGCCCGTTGATCTTGCGGGTGATCATCTGGGTGATTGGGACCGGAGTCCCAATCGGGTCCGACTCGGCTACTTGAGCGGCAATCGTGGCGTCAGCTTCAGGGTCGACGACAGTCTCATCAACCAAATCTTCTTGAGTGCCGTCATCCTGTTGGACGGTGAACTTTTCGGTGCTGCCGTCATCATTCACACTGGAGAAATCGTCGGCATGGGCCTCGTCATTCGCGTCATTGATGCGGGCGAGTAGGGCCAAACGGGCGTCATTCCCCGTACCTACAGCGTCACCACCGTCATTATTTGTTCCGTCTTCGAGTGCCATTTTTAACTCCTGTCCTCAAGAATATTCAACGCTTGAACGCCATCACCGACAGCGTCCCGCAACCAACCGACGATACTCTCTGCGACAAAAATCTCATTTTGCAATTTTCGCACAGATTCCGCGTCGGAACAATCAACTTTTAGAAATGCGTTTTGGGCATCCTGCTTCTGCTCTATTGCGCGCGCCACCATGTAACGACCAATCTCGCTGTTCATGAATGACTCCACCTGCTTGCCGAACACGGCGCGCCGGATCATCACCACCTCTTCTTCATCTCCAGTCATGCTGCAGCCGCCATTGGTTGTTGTGGTTCAGGTTGTGCTGCTGCCTGCGCCATCGAATGCTGATGCTGCTGTTGATTCTTCTCCAGTGAGTGTTGATGAGCCAGACCCATCTTGGCCACATCATGAGCAACCGATTGGTCTTGCTCCCGAATCGCCCGCAGGTGCGTGGTGGCATTGCGCATGTTGTTGTTGTCTTCCTTGATCTGCGTGGTCTTGATCTGAGTCTCAGCAAGAATTTTGGAAGATTCGAGTTTGACCTGGTGCCCAGTCATCTTCTCCTGCACCTTGGTAGTGAGGTCTTGGATAACCTTGGCTTGTTTCTGAAGCTGAGCTTGCATCTGAGCGATATTTGGGTCATCGTTAGTGAAGAATCGGCTCCCGTCGCTGTACCCCATGTGGCCAAATATCTCCTTACCAATCTCGGCCAAGTTGAGGCCGGGAACCGGTTCCTTAACCATGCCGATGTAAGTCTGCATACCAGCCAAGAACTTCTGCAGCTTCATCTGTGGATCTGTCGCACCCATGCCCACGTTCACTGTGAGTGTGAGTTCCTTTTCCAGAAGATCATCAGTCACCTCGTCGATTCCAAACTTCTGGAATAGTTGCGCGCGCTTTGCCACAATCGCCAGAATCACTTGGTCAGTCTCGTAAAACTGCTCCAAAAGTACCACTTGACGCAGAACCGGCTGCACGAACGTTTCAACAAAGGTGCGCAGCAGATACTCGACTAATGTCCCAGTAGACTGCTGCAGGATTGCCATGTTGCGCGCAGGCCCAGCAATGCCCTTGTCGGCCATGACCTGCCCGGCGCTAAAGTTGCCCAAAAGGTCATTCATGTCGTTGTCAACACGACCCTGCTCCTCGAACGCCGATGCTGTGACGTCCGGCCAAGAGATTTCGCGCACATCGTTGATGGGATCTTCCATCATCACCGCACCACCAGGCACGTTGCGCATGAGACCGCTGATGTCAACGTCACGCCCACGCTTGACGAACCACTTCTTATTCAACACAAACTTGACGTTGTCGATGCGCTGATTGGCGATCTCGTTTGCTTCTTCCACCAGACCCTTGCCAAGAGTGGGAAGGGAAGATGGCATCACCTTGTGCGTCTCAATGATGCAATGACCCATCACATAGGGCCGCTGACCATGAAACACCGTTTCCTTGAGGGGTCGTGGGTCAGTGAGCAGGGCTTTGTCACTGAGGGTGTAGAACTCAACGTCCTCACCATCGCGACGGTGGATGTGCCGCTGCACCCAAACAATCTCGTAGTCCGGTAGCGACTTGCCATCTGGTGAGTATGCGTCTTCACGGTCCCTACCGCGCGCGACTCGGGTGCTGTCGGCCATCGCATCGGATGCTGACCGGATCAAACTGTCACCAAGCATACGCCATTTACCCTGCTCCATCTTCTCCTTGATGTCCATGATGTACATCGGGATGAGTTGGATCACATAGGGCGAGGAGTTGATCGGGTCCATCCAGTTGGCGCCTGGATCGATTCGCAAATTTTCAACAGGGAACAAGTCGATTACCGGTCTGTCAACTTTAGGCTTGACCTCCGCAACCGCTTCGATTGCAACCTTTGCAGGTCCATAGTCCGCATATTCATCTTGACTTGGCGGCTCCAGTGGATCCCCACCGGCTGGGCTGGTCAATTGAGGAGGAATTACCTCGGAATCCTCTGGTAGATCCGCCGCTTCTTGTTTTGGGTATTCATCGTCTGTCTCTGCCGACCCCATGGACAAAGGACTGATTTCAACTTTGGCATCTTTGACCTCGGCTGCTGCTTGGAACTCCCAATAGATGTGCGCGCAGGCCACGCCCACGGTTTGAGCATCCTGAATGCCACCCAACACGATCTGGTACCAGGGGATCGACTTGGTCAGTCGGTACTGCAGCAACTCCTTCATGACGGAAGCACTTGCCACCTCCACTTTATTACTGGGGTCCATCGCTTGGACACTCGTGGTGTCCATGTTGCTGAAGAATGCGGCGGCTGCGGCGGCCTCATTCTTGCGGATGATCGACCGCATCTTGGGACGGTACAACTTGCTGCGCTTTTCAAACGCGGGGGCGTTGTATTTGCTGTCCCCGGGGTGCTGGTTGTTGAACGCGCGAATCGAGTCGTCCCAGTTCTTTCGATAGTTGTTGTCAACGTAGCTGGTGCTGTCGCGATAGGCGTCTTGTGCCCGTTTCAACCAGTCACCGTCACCATATCCACCGGACTTTCCATCCTGCGGCGCGATCTGCGCGGTGGGGGCGCGATTGTTCTGGTTGATCATTCCCATTAGAGCTTCACCTGCAGTTCATTGGCCACAGAGAACGGGACCCCCTCGTTGCGCTTCACACCCACAGCGCGGTCGTCATACAGAGCGATCATTCCGCTGTCCTTTTTGTTGGTGACGGGGAGAACTTTACCGAGATGTTCTTGGCACCAGCGGCGGATTGCCGGGTGGGGGCGGCGGGCGGTGAAGATGCGGACATCGTAACCCTCCTTGAGCCAGCCTTTGACGCGGGAGACCATGGCATCCACAGGTTTGCCCACGTGGTCGTCTCCTCGGAACTCATCGTAATGCGCCAAAGTTCCATCCAGATCAACGCCGATCCAGGTGTCATGAACATCAGAAGTGGAATTCATCTTCCCACTTCTTCCCCAACTCGCCCTTGTCCACGCCTTTGCTCGGGTTCTGCACGGGTGGGGGAGGAGGCGCCTTGCCTTCCACGGCCTCACGGATTTGCTTGTCGCGCGGGTGCTCTTTCTCCTTGCCCGTGCCGGTCATCCGCTCCCAGATACTGCGTGTTTTTTCTTCAGCCATGATTCACCTGCGCGCTTGATTGAAACGAAGATTCCACGGCTGACCCATCTCACCGGAGTTGATCCCATGGGGTTGCAGATGTGGTGCGAGTTGGGGGGCTGCGGCCTGTGCAATGGCACCGCCGAGTTGTTGCATCGGCTGTCCGACCTGTGCTTGCTGCGGCGGGGCGTAACCCATTGGCATTGGAGAAGGACCCATCACACGAGCAGAACCCACGCCTGGTTGAACTGGGGCGGCAGGAGCGACAGCGCCCATGCCGGGCCGAGCGACCACACCTTGCGCCTGCGGCGGCGCGATTCCAGCGCCACCCATCGCAGGCTGACCACCATTCATGCCTCTGGCGCGGATCATCGCCAGTTCTTGAGCTTGATTCATCATACTGTTCTCCTTAACTGAGTTGATACTGCTCACCGAACTCACCGTTCCACCGGCCACGGGACATGCCCATGCGTTCCAGCAACTCTCCACCTGCAATCATGGCCACGTAGGCCAGTTTCTTAGGCGTCATCTTGTCGCTGGCATCGATGGTGTATCCGTACTTGGCCTCACCGGCCATGTGCTTGACCACCAGCGTCATCCCCGGCGCCCAGCCCACCATCCACGGGTGATCGGGATAAGTCTTGCACAAAATGGTAGCCACTTCCTTGGCCTTGTGCTCCATCTCCACCGACTCGCTGTCGAAGCTCGTCACCTCGACTGTCTGAACATCGACGTCGAGTTGGCGGTCGTGAATGTTGCTCATGGGTCAGGGTTCGATAGGAGGAGTCACGACGTCCAGCACCGGCTCAATTGGAGCGGGTGCTGGGGAAGTGGTGCCGGTGATGTGCAGCCACAGGCTGGACAAGAATCCTTTGACTTCGGCAACATCCGCATTCAGGACACTGGCTGCGGTGGTCTCAAGCTCAACCAAACTTGCCTTTTTAGCAGCGAGTTCTGCCTCAATTGTGGCGATTTCGGCTTGAATATTTTCGCGAAGTGTAGTCATGGTGCGGTTTGGTTCAGAGTTGGAATTTCAGCGGGGGTTGCTGGGGCAGGGGATGGGTCCAAAAACGCGGCGGCAGCCGCCTTGATGCCGTCAGCATACCCAAGATCGTACACAGACTGCACAGCCGCTTCATGAGAATGATTGAAGTTCTCAGAGTAAGTCTGAATCGGAGATGACATGTTTGATGCTCCTGAATGTGGGGGGAATTATGCCGTAGTCTTTTGCAGTGACGGTGATTATTTTATGTGCGACCAAGATCATGCAAGGTTCGGATTATAAATACCTGTGTTGTTTTTGTCAGTCGAGTCGTACCTGCGCCCGTTACTGAACTCATAGACGCCGTGGTCCGGGGCCTGCCACTCGCTGCCCCACGCGCGCTGCGCCAGGTCGTTCCATGAAATGGTGCGGGTGACCACAGCGTTGCCGAGGTTGCCGATATTCACAGCGGCGGGTGGGTTAGTGGCCATTTTCGTTCTCCAGCCAATCGGTGTAAGTTGCAACACAGTCGTACAAGGCGAGTACCTCTTCACGCACGTTGTTTGTGTCCTGCTCCATCGCGTCCAGAACCCTCGACCGCTGTGATAGCCGCAGATTCACCTCGACCAAGTGTTTCGCCACAAGTTCCTTGGGCGTGGGTTCATGGCTCATGTCCGAGGTCCTTCAAGATGCTGACAAGACGCTGAATTATCTTCGGGGAGTCACCATCGATGGTGATGGATGACGGGGACCCTTCAGTCTTACGATAGATGAATGTGGCAACCGCTTCGTCGCCAGCGGTGATATATGCCTTAACCTCCAGGCATTCACGTGTATTCTGGTTCTGCATAGGAAGGTTCATTTCGTCTTGGCGCAATGGGTTCCATGTCATATATCCGGGCGGCTGCGTCGATTGCATCCTTCAGTCCGTGCGGAAAGTAGTGGAATTGTAGCTTCAATTGAGCAGTCAGGTCATATAAATTTCCATGCTCGTCCTTACGGCGGATGGGGCGCGCGATGCGGTAGTCATATCCAGTGCCCAACATGTGCCGCTGTATCTTGGTCAGGTTCTTCTCGTCCGTCTCATAAGGGAAGAAAATCTTGTGGGACCGGCAGTCCGGCACCAGCCGCTGCACCCGGTCGGTCTTGGATCCCTCACCGTCGCGCGGCCATGCCAACTCCTTCACCTCGAAATGTGGGCGGTCGGGCAACCGCATCTGCTCCTTGAAGTAGTCCAGGTCCGCTTGGGCGCCGAACGACTCGTACCCCATCTTGACCTGCTGAACCCCAGTCGCGCTGGCCCACTTGATGTACATCCGCGCAAAGTTCTCCCACCGCTCCTTCAGGTCCATCTTGTGGTTGTACCCATCCAGCAGATATTTGTTGTTGCCCGCGTCGATGCCGATCACAATGATCGCGGTGTTGGCTGAGTCCTTCTTCTTGGACCGGGCCGGATCACACATGACATAGACCGCCAGTGTCTCTGGTCGCACCTCGTACACCTGCAAATCCTCGATGTTGAATATCCGCTGCTCACCGCTCAATGGGTTCTGCAGGTACTGACACGCCAGATCAGAGTCGGTGTTCTTGAGCAGTCGCTTGTCCCACTCGCTCTGCGGAAACAGAACCGGCACACCGTCCCGGGTCCCATCGTGTGTGGCCGGGTATATCCGGGGCACCAGCGCCTTGCGGTTGATGATCCACTCATAGGTGTCAGCATACGAGTATCGTGTGCCCACCATCCACTCTTCGCCACCCACGGTCCCCAAGGACTGACTCAGCGAGTATGCATCCGTGGTCTTTTGACTCTGCTCTGGGGTCGAGACGCTCTTGTCGGTCACGACGTCGTCGTATATCCGCAGCTTGTAGTGCTTGCCAATCGGCTGCCCGTCGATCAGTCCAGACGCCTCCACCGTCGCTTCTTTGGAGTTCCCCTCACGCTTGACCACGATCCCATCCGTCGACCACCGCTGCGCCTGGCGCGAGGGGTTGTCCCACAGAATCTCAGGGAACAACTTCTTCAGGTTCTCATTGGTCTCAAGCTCCACCTTGATCTGCCGCAAGAAGTCGATGGCCAACCCTGACACGTTCGAGAATATCCCAATCGTGATCTCCGGATCCTGCAGTATCCGCTGGATCGACCCGCCAAATGTGATGATGGTGCTCTTGTAGTGCTCGCGCGCCCACAGGTCAATGTGGCCAGTGGGGTCCCGCTCCACCTCGCGGCAGCGTTCATACAACCACGGGTGCAGCATGTCCCGGCGCCGACACATCTGAACCAGTAGGTAGTAGCGGTCCCACAGACACAAGGAGCGCACCCCGATCAGGTCCCGCCCACTGTCACTGATCTTGTCCCAGGCGCCAAAGAGATCCGGACCAAACGGAAGGTCAAGGGTGGGTAGGCGCATTACTCAGCACAGGTGGCGGCCAGATACATCGCCCACAACAGAATAGCCACGGTCCACACGGATGGCCATATCACGGCTACCACCATCCAGAAGAACAGCACCCAGAGCATGGTTAGTTGAATGTGGCGTTGTTCAGCATCCCGGGCTTGACGGGTTGCTTCTTCACAGGCTTGGGCGCGGGCTTGACCGGCTTCTTTATGGGTTTGAGCGCCATGATCAGTCCAGGCTCGATCCGTTGTAGGCTGTGCGCTTCTGGTATGCCTGATCGCACATCAGGTGGTCCTCCAGCTTCTCCGCTATCTTCTTGTTCGATATGCGAGCGATCATACCGTCGAGTTCATAGGAGCCCGACAAGTCTTTGATCGTGCGCCAGTCCTTTGGGCAGCATTCATGGTTCGTGTAGTGGGAGAGCTTTTTCATTTAACCTCCAGTTTTTTGACTGCGTAGTCGAGTAGCTGCGCCGGGGTGAACACAGCCATGGCGATCTTGATAGGCCCACCATCAGCCCCCTCGATCTGCTGCACGATTTTATCCCCATACACCTCGTTGTAGTCTGCCCCCATCACATATTTCCGTGAGTCGATGCGTAACTTGGAACGAGCCACATCTTCGAGGGGGTTGTCCACAGCATCGGCAATCTCAATGATCTCACCGGCAAACACTTCGGCTCGTAGCTGCTTGGCATCCTTGAATCGCAAGCGGCGCTCAGAGTCCTTGTTCATCCAGCGCAGGAAGGCGCCCCGCTCAAACTCGCGAATGTCCTCGGCAAGCAAGGTGTTGAGATTCCCACCTCCTGCGATCCCTTCGAGGATGCGCTCAAAGACGATGGGGTACTGGACGAGTTTGAGTTCCAGCAGCGCCTGTTCATGGGTGAGCGCAGGCACAGGTGCTGTGAGCCAATCAGGAACAAGCCACGCAGGAAGAGGAGTCTCTTTGTGCTTGGGTTCAACATCTGTGATGCTTTGGTTCATGGTGCAAATTATAGCCAAAAGGTGGTTCTTTGTGTCTCACCTTTAGTTTGTCATTTGGTCTTGTTTCCAAAAAATTGGTGAAAAATTTTCTAGGGGATTTGTGAAATCTGAGAATTTAAGAACTTTGAGTGTCTGGGTTCAGGGATGCTTTTTCTCAACCACCAGGTTAAGCCCTCATGGGACCCATGACACCATGGTCGGCCTGGCGCGCGGGTCCTGTTTTCCAAATACCCACTGTATGGGTTCTGGTTTCACTGCAGCACCATGGTAGACCACAGACTAGAGCCATGGGTCAGAGGGTCACAGAACCCAGGGTCACTGAACCCAGGGTCACTGAACCCAGTATCACTGAACCATTACCTAGTACCCAATGGGTCAGAGGGTCACAGAACCCAGGGTCACTGAACCCAGTATCACTGAACCAGACCCATTACCTAGTACCCAATGGGTCAGAGGATCACAGAACCCAGGGTTAACGGATGCCAATATAATGCACTGCTGTATAAAGTCACAGTGGTTATTACTTTAGTCTGTCGTCCGTATGACAAATGGCTACTGCGTGCGCGAGATATATTTTTTTCTATGTTTCTTGTTTTTTTCGATTTGCGATCTGTAAAACCCCAGAACCCACTATTCGGCTATTCAGAGGTCAGACTAATGCAACACTAGGCAACATGGCATCCATGACCCCCCACAATCGGCATAGAATCCGATAAACCGTTACGCTGTACCCTATTTCACATCGTGATATAACTGCACCTTAATATTTCACCCAATGGGTTGTATATAAACGACACCCTTTAGAATCAACGACTTACAGAATGTGGCACGATTCTTCCCTGCTATATAGGTTAAGAAGGCAAGAAAACCTTCTTACCTGTAAACCGTAACCTGTAAGGACAAATCATGAATACTCACAATCTCCATCTGATATGCACTGGCGCACATACGCACCACGACATCAACGCGCATCGCTACGCCTACACCCTACACTTGCTCCGCGCTATCAAAGGCGCGTTTCGCCCGCTGACCCTGGCGCAGTTCATTCGGCGGGCAGCATGAAAACCGAATTAGACCTGATCAAATCCGCACGCGGCCAATACCAATGCGCCTATAAACAAATGGCGCGCATCATGAAGTCAATCCCTTCCCGTCCTACGATGCCGATTGTTTCTCGGGAGCTACATAATTCCGGACGTTATAACGCTTGCCTTACCCGCGCAGGAATTGTGGCGCAGTCACACGCCAGCGGAATCGGTCGCCTGCTGCCA